TCATAATCTTAAATAATAAAATCATTAAGTATAATTTAGCATAGAATAAGGATTTCTTTATCATAGATGTACCATTCCCATCTATATCTTCATCTATTTTAAAACTAACTATATACTCAGCAGGGATAAATTGCATTTTTACTCTATTCTCATTTAAGTTATAATAATTAAAGCAATCTACTATTGCTTCTTTAAACTTCAAATTATTTTTCAAGAATGGTTTATTGAATTGCTGCACAACTCTTTCAGCCAAACTATCTATAATGGTTTGCTGTCTACTATGCTCATTAAATCTACTAAAATAAAGAGAAGATGATACAGCACCAGACAATGGTGTTATATCTTCATCTTGTACATAGTAATATCCGAGTATAGTATTCATTATCTTAATAGGAATAATTCTAGTTGGTTCTATCATCTTAAGATAACAGTCACCAATATCATCAAATTCTCCTTTTTTAGATATTTTAACTCCACCATCATTTTTTGGATTTTTAATGACTTTTTTAAATAAAGTATTATCTTCAGTAACTACATTATTATGCTGATTATTAATATACTCAATAGATTCTAATCCTTCTTCTAAAAATGGGATAGGAATATCATCTGTTGATATAATAATATTCTCCATAATATTTTTTAAATCAGTTTTAAACTCATCTTTATTAATTTTAGTATCAGAAGATTTCTTATCACTATATTTGCTATTTTCTCTCATATGGTATTTATTATAGCAATCTTCCAAAAACATATCTAATTCACTAAGTTTATTTTCTTTCTTAGTATCATCAAATCCTTCCAGTACAGTAGACTCAGCATATTTTCTAAGTATTCCTGTATTAGTAACATTTCTTGTTTTTTGTTGTTGGAATTTATTAAATAATTCAGAATACGGAACTATATATACATAATACTCTCCATACTCCAGAGTTTTTGGAATAATAAAGTTCTTAATCTTTTCTAAGAGTTGGAATTTATTTTCCATATTTTCTACTATAGAATTATAGTTATCAACTTCATCGTCATCTATATTTTCAAAGTTAATAGTTCTATTCAATCTTCCTTCTACTGTATCAGCAGATATAATAGCATCTCTTGTTATCATTATAGCTTCTGCTAATTCTATTAACTGTGAAGATACTTCATGCAAATCTGCTTGTTGTAATAATCTATTTCTATATGCATCATAAATGAATGATTGCATAGAAGAATATTCATTACCAGTTAAATCATTAAATTGATTATTTAGTATATCTTCTCCAGCTCTATATTTATTATCCGCAGATACAACTTGACTTAGAAAAGAGGTAATATCATTACCTTCTTTTCCAGTAATACCAGTTAGTTCATTGGATAGGATAGATTGAAATTTATCATTAAGAGAATCTACATCAGAAGTTCTGTCTGTTCCATATAAAGATAGGTTTGCTTGACCTATTAAGTTATTTATATTAATTAACTGCTTTTTAAAGGAACGGTCAGAATCTATAGATGATAAACCCTCTACATCTAACTTACGATTTCTTCTAGCCATTTATTTCACCTTTCTTTCAAAGTGTATATTAAGCCTATGTTTTTATGGGGCTTATCTATATCCGTATATCAAAAAAAAACGATAATATATTATTTTTGTATCAATAATAATAAATTTCATAAGGAGATTAAAATAATGAAAGAGATAACAATAACAAACGTAGCAGTTCAGGAAATTGAAGGTATTTGCAAAGATACTATCACCGAATTCACATTCGATGGTGTTGATGGTAGATATTCATGTAATGAAATGAACGGAGAAACTTTAAGAGAGGTTTCATTTGGACTCCTCTATGCTAACTGGAATAGCATAGAGGGATATCCAAACCATTTCCCTCAGACAGTTTATCCTGAGTTTATGGAAGCTTTTAAAGCAAAGTTTGGTATTGAGATTCCAACTATATAAGGAATCTCAATCACCACGATTTAAAGAAACTCTCTAGATTAATTTCTAGAGAGTTTCTTTTTTTTATAATTCTTCTTTAATTGTCTTCGGTAACATCAATCCAGTTGTAACCAAATCTGATTTTAATCCCATTCCTATCATATATGTATCAACAGCATTCAATGTTGTTTTATTGAATATATCGTCGTCCATATCTTCTAGTTTGGTATATCCGTTCAATGCTATATCTCTCAACATCTGTTGTTTCATAACAGAGTCATCAGCTCTAGCAGAATTCAATTCTTTCATTACATTAGGTAATCCCCAGTTAATAAGCATTATATTCTCTAAGTCAGATTCTCTACCATTCTTATCTTTACCAGTAACTTGGTTAGTAATAGCAGACCTTTCACTAATATCTGTACTGATACCATTCTTCTTCATAACAGTCTGCTGAGTTCTCTTTTCATTAAGATAACCAACAGGAACTGGTGTTGGAGTTACAACAGCATTCTCTTTATCCATAGTAGCAAATGGAGTAACTACATTCTCATACAATGGAACATTAATAACTTTAGCTGCAGCTTCAATATCATCCATTGTTATAGTTCTCTCATAGTCTACTATATCTAAAACTAAATATGCATTTTCATTACTAAAGAAATCATCAAAGTATCTCTTGAATTCACTATCACTCATTGGTTTAAATCTATTAGAATATTTTTTTGTATTGGCTCCAGATTTATCAAATGCAGTAAAGAATGAATAAATCATCTTCTCCATTTTACCTCTACAACTACTAATATTCTTTGAGTCATATATTTCTTCAAGATGTCTCTTTAACTCTATAATACATTTATTTCCTAATGTTACATAAAGTATAGCAGGAACCATTCTGTTAAGAATAGAGTTAGTAGCAATAAAAGTAGATACTTCTTCGTCAGGTCTATATTCACTATAAGGTTCATAACCTTTTGGAATAATTTCACATACAGTATTCTTTAGAGCTGTATAGTTAGCTATCTTACTTCCTACTTCCAATGGTTCTGTATGTTTAATATAGAACTCGATAAGAACTCCATCTTCTACTTTTTGTCCTTTAATAACACCATACATATTAGGGTCTATTTTAGAACTTGTTTCATTACAAAGAATTCCACATTTAACAACACTATCTTTTGCTTCAGGGTCATATTTATTTAAGAAATTCTTCTTTCTATTTATTTCAGTATAATACTTACTTACAATAGATTTTAGTGATGGAGATAAATCTTCTAAATCTACAGTAGAGTATATTTTAATATCCTCTATTAATCCAGAGTATTTTGATTTAATCTCATTTCTTGCACCCTCTAATATATTCTCTTTATCTTCTTCTCCAAGATTAGCTAATAAAGTATTTATACTCTCATCTTCATAAGAAGTATCAAACTGTATTAAAGGGTCCCCAATATTTATCTCTTGTCCTTTTTTAGCTATATAAAATACATTAGAATTCTTTCCTACAGTAGCTGCTTTACAGAAACACATCTCTGTAGCACAATCCTGTGACATTTTCTCTGTAATAAAAGTAGCATCTTCATGGGTATTATAAGATGACATCAATGCAACTTTGCATAATGTACCCATGTTCATTCTACAGTTATTAAATTCATCATTAGTAAAGAAATCTTTATGGTATGCTAAAACATCATTCTGTTTAAATTTACTTCCTACTTTCAATTTAGTCTCTAACTGATTTGATAAGAAGAAACCACCACCACCATTCTTTACTATATTGGGTGATAAATCGATAGCTTTACATTTACCCGATTTGTATTTAGCTATCATTATACCTGTCTTTTCATCATAATCTATAATAGTACCATCTTCTTCTGCATTAACAGCAAAGTTAGAAGTTACTTGGAACCTAGTTCTTTCTTCCATTCCATTTGAAATAAGAACTGGAGAAGATTTCTTAACAGGTATTACATGTTTCGACTGTTTTCGTAACTCTATCACATTTCTGTGTAGCCAGACTATATCTTCTATTATTAATCTATTACCAATCAATAATAGCCTCCCGTTTCCACTCTCGTGTACTCTACTCATTTATTCTCTTAGATATTTCTTCTAAGATATACTTTCGATAGTCGTTGAACCTTACTCTATAAAGAGTCTTGGCTGCTGATTGTCTAATCCTTAAGATTGTCACACTTTGGTACTTAAGGCTCTAAAGAGTTCCCAGCAATTAAAGAGGTTTTGATGCGACAAACTCTATCGCGTGCATCGGTAATCGAAACATCATTTTTTGTTAATCTATATATCTCTATATAGGTCAGACTATATCTTCATTATATATTCTATCACCGAATATATAGTGCCTCCCGTTTCCATATATTTCTATATGTACTCTACTCATTTATTCTCTTAGGTATTTCTTCTAAGATATACTTTCGATAGTCGTTGAACCTTACTCTATAAAGAGTCTTGGCTGCTGATTGTCTTTCTCTATTGAGTTAAGATATCCCAGCAATTAAAGAGGTTTATTATAGACTAAGCCACACATTTAACCTAGTCTGTTTGGGTCATCAATAGCATTACATAAAGGCATTGTCATTTCACCAGCACTGTATAAATTAACATCATTCATTTTTTCTAATGTCTTAGATGTATCTTCTACAATACCTCTAATATTAGTAACAGCTGGTTCCATAGTAAGAGTTCTAGATACTCCTACTCCACCATCGGGTGAAGTATTTGCTGCCATTATTCCTGTCATTGATTTATCAAATGAACGTCTCTCAATTGTATAAGAGTCATCCAAGTTTACTCCTCTAAATCCTTTAGTAGAAACAGATTGTAACTGTTCCATCTCTAATGTAGGATTAAGAGTAGAATAATCTTCCACAGTTTTCTGTGCAAGTATTTCTTGTATTACTGCATTTTGTGGTACTGTATATTTTTTAGCACCATTACTATTTCTATATTCTACATAATTCTTTGCTAATCTTTCATATAAGATAGCAGGAATTATTTCAGCACATCTTATTCTTGATAATCTTTGATCTATCTGTTTAGAGTGTTGAGAATCTGCTAATAGATTAATAGCGTAGATATATAACTCTACTATTTCAGTAGGTAATTCTAATTGCTCTAATACATCTATTGTTATTGGGTCTAAAACGAATTCATAGAAGTTCATTAAAGCATTTTCAGTAATAGCACTACCATATACTTTAAGAATATATTCACTATAAGGAGTTTTAGTATCAAAATCAGCCATTTGATATTTTTCAGTTTTAAACATTCTCAATCCATTAAGAATTAATGATATTGGGATATTCTGTTCATATATCATATAGCAATCAGAGAATTTTATATACTCTTCATTTGGTTTAAGAGCTTTCTCTAATTTATCTACTACTCTATATTTAACTTTCATCAACTCTAATAATTTACTAAGTCCTGCCCAGAAACCTAATAGCATACCTACATATACATTCTGTCTCATTATCTTAACTTTAGCAAACATCATTCTCTTAGCTGATTTAGTTTTATGATATTGAGTTTCTAACTCTTGTGGTAGACAAGATACTATCAAATCGGTAATAGATAATTCTTTATCAGTTAACTGAGTATCTATATCTATGAATACTGGTTCACCTTTTATTAATCCTATAAAGATATGATTTTCTGGTATAGTAATTTTATTATCAACTGCATATTGTAATGCATCTGATTGTCTAAAGTAAACCATACTTCCTTTATACTTGAAATATGAATATAACTTACTATACTGGTCATATTCTATAGTAGTAATATACTTCTTATTATTAGGGAATTCATAACCAACTTTAAATGCTTCTCCTATTGTATCTTTATTAGCTACTATTAATTTCTTCATTCTTTCTACTGATGAACTATTAGCACCATCTTCTCTTTCGATAGTCATCTTAGAATAGTTAGTAACTATCTCTACTTTATTAGGAGCTATTTTAACTACTGGTAAATAGAAAGATTGGTGTTTAATAACTTTCTTATTTCCACCTATATACAAAAATCTATTATCTATAAATTTAGGTATATCTACTTTTACAGTGTGTCTATTTCTATTACCATCTTCCATATAAATAGTATAAGTATCTTTATAGTTTAACTCATCAGAACTATCTTCTATTTTAATATCTCTTATAAATAATGGAATTGATTTATCATTCAATGCTAAGAAAGCATCCATTATATCTTTTTCCATTACTTCTTTAATATAAGTAGTATCAAGATTACTAAATCTTATTTTACTCATATTCTGATTAGTAGTGGTTAATTCATCTGAGATATCAGTTATTGGTATTTTAACATCTTTAGTCTTAATACTAATAATTTTATCTAAAGTCATATTTTTAACTTTAAGATTTTTCTGGTTCTTTCTCAGTAATTCATCTCTTGCAGTAGAAGCAGTAGATTTTTCTGCTTTATCACCATTCTTATTCTGATAATAAATCTTCTTAAGAAGTTCATGGTTATCTTCTACCTCTTTTTTAATATTACCAGCTACTTGTACATTGACTTCATCTTCATTTGTTTTATTTGGCGATACTTCAGAAACAGCTTTATCAACACTCTTCTTTGCTACTACTTCTAACTCTTTATCAACATCATCTGTTTTTGTAAGTTCTTTAAGTTCTTCATCATTGGTAATAACATCAGGTGTCTTATCTACTTTAACAACAGTAGTTAATGCTAAAGATGCATTAGCAAGTAATTCACTATGATCAATTTCTTTCTCATCAACTGATACTATCATTATATCATCATTTACTACATTTTTCATTATCCTATTCATTTCTACTTTAAGAGTTATATAATCTCTCTTAGTAAGTAATGATGGATTTATTTTCAATACTTTATTCTTTACATAGAAATAGTAGTCTATATTAATATCTGCTAATAATTCTGGTTTCTTATATAAAGTAAAGAAAATAA